GGACTGCTGTACCTTCGTGTTTCTTGTGTACCTTTACTTCTTTGCAGTTCTGTTTAGGTTTTTTAGTTTTTGGATCCATAATAGGCTTGCCATCTTTACCCTGTGCATCTACACAGACTTTTTTAGTTTCTGGTTCTTTCTTATCGTGATTGTCGGCATAAGCAGGATAAGAAAGGGCTAGAGCTAAACCTGCTACAAAAATAATGTGTTTCATATATTCTCCTTAAAGTTCTGGATGATCGGGTTGTTCAGGCATAGGTTTGCCTGTACTACTCATTAATGGTGCTGCTGACATCGCTCCGAAGCCTGTTGATGCCGGAGGAACTGCACCAAAACCTGGACTGGTTGTACCAAAGCCTCCTGTTTGGGGTGCGCCAAATGCAGAAGTTGGGGATTTGAATGTAGCATTAAATCCACCTATGTTAGCAGATGCACTAAATCCGCCACCACTTGGACCTGCACCTGGAGCCGGGCTCACAGTTGGTGCTTTATTAGCTGATTCAAGGGCCTTGGCTTTTAGATCTTTATCGTTGCCTGCTAACATAATCCCTGACAGTGTTCCTGTAAGGAATGTTGCAATAGGTATAATCAATTCAAAAAACTTTTGATCGATTGGACTGATAGCATTTAGTGGTTGTGTGACAAAAATAATCGAATACAACACAACAAAAACAATGCCTGTTAGTGTTAAGGCTAGACAGATTCCGATAAAGAATCTGAGTCTAGCCATTAATTGGTCTTCTGTATAGATAAAGTATTCGCCTGTTTCTTTATCTTCTTTTTTAAATCTGGTTAAAAGTTCCATTATCTGCATCCTTTATTATCGACTACGGGGGGTTGAGCTATAGAAGCCGGAGTTCCATCTTTAGGAGGTCCTAATCTAGGATCTCTTTGTCCTTTGAATATATGCTCAGGACAGGTTCTCGTTACATCACATAATGGAAGTTTGCACATATCTTTGTCCCAATTAGCTGGATCTTGACAAGGATAACGGAAACTATCTCCTCCGAAAATAGCTAGACCTAAAGGTAGGGCAAGCAAAATAATTACCCATTTAAATAATTTTAAATCACTGTTCATACCGCTCCTTTTGCTCTAACATAAAATACAATGTTATTTACCCAAAAAAGTTGTAAAGTGCTGCCTTGAATAAACTGCTATTATAATTCAGGCTCAGCTGGTTGGGGTACACGTTTTGGACCAGGAGCCGGGGAAATTCTGCCGACCACTGAGCTCTGCCCTTTGCTCATCCAGGCAGTTACTCCCATATAGGCACCTACTACTCCGGCCTGTGCAATATAAAACAGTCCTAGTAAATCTGCCAACGCTTCGACCCTACTGTCGGATACAACAGGACTGAATAGTAAGACAGTAAACACGATCATGGAAATAATAGCTACCCAAGCCATTCTGCGCTGGCTGTCTGCTTTTTCTTCTCTAAGTTCTAATTCTAACAGTTGAGTACTGTTTTCTATATCACGTCGACCTATCTTACCGTCGTTGTCTAGATCTGCAACTGAAACCATATTATTTCACTTCGTCGAAAATTTTCTTCTGCGCATTATACCATTCGACCCAGCCGTCGACTTTAATCTTACATTCGTGATATTGTGCGTAATTATCAGCTACTACACCTATGACCTTTGATAGTTGTTCTGTACCAGGCTCTACGGTTTTCAGTGCAGGACAGGCTTTCATTAATTCTTCTGGAACACCTGGAAAGTTTCTTTTTACTGGTGCAGTAGTTCCTAGACAACCTGCTAACAAAAATACTGGAAGAATTAAAATTAGTTTTTTCATTTCTTTTCTTCCTTTAACTGTCCGGTAGCTGCCATATTAAGTATGTCGATAGCTTCAGGTGCAACCTTGCATTGTGCATCGATTATCTTTTCTTTTTCAACAATTATATTTCTAACAACTTCTTGTACTACTTTAACTTCTTTGATTTTTTCTACAATCTTAGTGCGTATCTCGATATTCTTTTCTTTGGCTTTCTGTTCTGAGATCGCTACCTTTTCTTCTAGTTCACGAACACGTTCACGCCAATCCATTTCAGTTCCATAGCTGCCAAATACATAGGCACCTACAGTTAATAGTAGGACACCCAAGATTTCTGCAGGAAATTTATATTGGCTTAAAAGAGGTAGCCATTGAATAACTTTGCTAAGAATATATAATGCTACCCCTAGACCAACCAGTGCATAGCTTACCCAGACAAAAAACGTATCCGGTATAAAACTTAGCATCCAGCCAGTTAACCACATTTTTAGTGTGCTCCAAAAATATGTAAAGCGTGTTGATAGTGTTTCTGGCGATCCTCTAGACCGATAGTACCACCATTGATACGCTTGGTCAGTGTGAGTATGTCACCTGCGTCCGCCCACTTATTTAGATTATTTTGTTCCCAGAAGAAACAGGCTGACTGCACAGCACCTTCGAAGGTCTGTAGATACTCGCTGGCTTCTTCTACAGGAATATCTAAACTTGCTGCGAAGAATGTATAATTGTCTTTACCAGTCAACTGGATCAATCCTCTACCACAGTAGCGCCATCCGTCTCCAGATGATTCATCACCGTTGCCCATACGACTAGCATAAACTCTGTTAGCGATCTTTTCTGGCTTGTTAGCGTAGGCCGCTGCTGTTGCATCGTCTGGAAAATACTTAGGAAACACTTTGCGTAAACTTGCTGCTTTGTAATTTAGATTTTCTTTTAGGAAAATAAAACCACCTGATTCGTGAGCGCATTGTGCTAAAAATGCTGCAACTCTCTGTGGAGTGTTTATTTCGTATTCCGGAAGAATTTCAGATATGGCTTTGTACCAGTTATCCAAATATGGATTTTTCGGAATCATTTCTTTAAGTTGATCTTTGGTAAAGTTGAATGTAAAACTCATTAGTCTATCCTTTGTAGTAACATGGCTCGCCCCTTGTTATCGAACAAGAAGTTCTCGCCAATTTTAGTAATGTTATAATCCCCTAATACTTTAGTTAACCAAAAAACTTCACTGGTTGATGTTTGATCTACTGTAGTTGTATCTTCGGTATTTTCTAAAATGTGTTGAGTATTGTCTTCGCCTATTATTTTTAATCTAACAAATTTATTGAAAGGTTTTTTAATTGTGATAACATCGTTTTCTAAAACTAAATCATCCATTAAGGTTTTGTTGAAGAATTTTTTAATACTTTCAGTTTTGGTTTTATTCATAAATCCTTCGTAGGCCATTGGAGTTTCCGGAACGATTCTTCTCAACATTTCCTGATTAGCCTCGTGTACAGCAGAATCTTTATGATATTTAAATTTCCACTGATCATTGCCGGTAAGTTTATTGATACCGTAGGTTAGTTCTTTAATGTTTTCTGATAACTTTTCGTTTCGTGAAAGTTCTATAAAAACAAAATATTCTCCCTGATCGTTTTCACCAGAGCTAACATCTGCATCTAAAACAAAAGAGTAACCTTTTTCAACGAATTCCATTAGGTCTTTTGCCGGAGCTCTGTCTTTAACCTTAAAAGAAAGAACGCAAACATCTCGATCCTCTCCCATTTTTGATCTGTAGGTATCTATATCAAAAATAGGATGAACTAGATTAAGTAGATCATCTGATCTTAATCCTTCATTAAGCTGCTGGTTGTTCTGCATTAGCTTGATCCTGTACTTGTGTTTCTGATGCGTCAACATTAGTGTTAACAACGCCGAACTGATTTATGATATCTTCTACTTTATTTTTGTCTAAATTCTTATAACCACGATTAATGTCCTGCATTAATTTTTTAGGCATCAAAATTTTAACTAACCAGATATCTTCGATATCGATTTTACCTTTGCGTGTTCCTGGTCTTATATCATCAGGAGTTTTAATTTTTCTTACTTTTTTTAGGGTCGATTCTGCAAATTTAACTTTGCACCCGTAATCTAATAATCTCATTCCGCCTCTAGGCTCGGGCATACGATCTTTTGGCCACATAAAGGTACACTCTACAAAATACCTGTGTTCCTTAGGACCCGCCACTAATTGCCCGTCTAACCAATTATCATAGACATAGGTATCTAGCTCGTCTATAACACGTTCAAAATCTTTAAGTAAATTTAAGCTATTATTAGAACCGTAGATTTGTTCTATATTGCTTATGATATCTTTTATATCTGCCATGGAGTTCTCCCAATGTATTTATTCCGCCTAAAACTTAAACATAACTTATAATAAAATAGGCTTCCGGTTAAATACGTTTGTGTTCGGCTACGGACACTACGGTTTGAGGTCCGTGCCTAACACGTTTAAAGGAGGGCTAACCTTATATGAAGCGTAAAAGAGCAGCAGTACTGAAAGCTACTAATTATCAAGAAGAGTCTAATGTAATAAAGCTAGTTGATAAAAATTATCAAAAGCGCCCGAAAGTCCAGTTATACCCAAAAAATCTTAATCAAGAAAACTACCTGTTAAAACTTAACAATGAGCAAAAAATGATAATTTTTGCCATAGGTCCAGCAGGCACGGGTAAAACTATGTTAGCTGTACAGTGGGCGATAGACCAGTTGAAATACGGGTCAACTACGAAAATTGTTATTACTAGACCAGCTGTTTCAGTAGACGAACAACACGGATTTTTACCGGGAGACCTACAGCAAAAAATGGAACCTTGGACTAAACCGATAATGGATGTTTTCGCCGAGAACTACAATGCTAGAGAAATTACTAACATGATAACCGAGGGGGTGATTGAAACCAGTCCTTTAGCATATATGAGAGGCCGAACATTTAAAAATGCTGTAATCATCGCAGATGAGATGCAGAATGCTACACCTAGTCAAATGAAGATGCTGCTTACTAGGTTAGGTCAGGGTTCTAAGATGATTGTTACTGGAGATTTGCAACAGGCAGACCGTCCTTCAAACAACGGACTGCTCGAGTTCCTTGGGTTGTATAACAACTTTGCAAATCACAGATATGTAGATATCTGTCACTTCACAGTAGGTGACGTTGAACGCCACGAGGCGGTTAAGGAGATACTAGCAATATACGGAGATGATTAATCTTTAGGAAGATAGGGGGTCAATTGATCCCCTAACAATCTTTTATAGAATTCTAACATATCATCGAAGCCAGCCTGAGGATTGATAGAATTCATAATACACTTCTTCTCTTTAAAATCTAAAATGACTTTAGAAGTTTGGTAGTGCCGAGTTTTTAGACTATTTTTAAAATCGGTAATTTCGTCCCATTTGCCGTTGGGTTTCTGGATGTACGAAACTAACATATATCTATATTTCATTCTTCCAACAATGGTAACTTATTAGGTTTACCATCCCATTCTTCAGAATCCGGTAATGACGATTTCTTTTTAGTGATATTCGGCCATTTAGAGCTTAGTCTACGATTTAAATCTGTCCAAAATACTATATCAATGTCTTTATCGTTGTCTGGAACGATAGCATCAACAGGACACTCAGGAACACACACCGCACAATCAATACATTCGTCTGGATTGATTGCTAAAAAATTTGGACCTTCGTAAAAACAATCAACTGGACATACTTCTACACAATCAGTATGTTTGCATTTAATACAGTTTTCTGTAACCAAATAACTCATTATACTATCCTTGCAAGTTTGACTAAAGTAGCAGATAAATTTATTTCTGGATCAACTATCAAAGTATGATCCACTAATCCTTGTTTGATAATCAAAATAGCTTTGTCCTGATTGTCTTCTGAACCAAAAATATCTAAATTGTTATATAACCAAACAAATACTTCTTCCATTTCCTCTGCTCGAAGTTTTCCGCAGAGCATTTTTCGAGCCTCGTTGATTTTTCCTTCTTTGAACAATTTTACCATGTCAAATTTCCAATCGGCTTCACCTGCATCTCCCTTATTAGGAGCTGCCAATTTATTATCTTGAACATTTTGTTGGATCAGATTAATACATTTGCGAAGATCAGGATAAGTTACTTTGACATAATTATCTAGAGTTTCAAGATCGAACTCCACAGCCTCTTCAACAAGAACAGTAGCAACACGAGCGGTAAACTCAGTAAGATCCGTTCGCTCAACGTGAAATCCTTGACATCGTGAGTGTATAGCAGGGATAATACGATTAGGGTAGTTACAGGTGAGGATGAAACGAGAAGTTGCATGGTACTCCTCCATGACCCCACGTAACGCTGCCTGAGCGTTCGGACTAAGATAATCAGCTTCATCTAATAGCACCACCTTGAATGGTCCAAATGGAATCATCTGGACAAAATTTGTAATTTTATCACGCACATCATCTACCGAATTGGTACGACTTGCGTTAATTTCTAATACATCATAATCTTCAATTCCTAACTCTTGGATAAGAATCTTAGCAAGAGTAGTCTTACCTATGCCAGCTGTTCCGCTTAGTAATAGATGCGGAATGCTTTTGTCTTTGATCCAGGTTGCGATCTGTTTACGCTGATGGTCATCTCTAAAGACATAACCATCAATTGTTTTCGGACGATACTTCTCTACCCATAGTTCTTTCATTTTTTTCCTCTGTGTCTTTAGCCCAGTCGCCTTCAATTATATAGCAAGGTTCGGGCGGTTCGTGATATTCATCATCGTTCATACCAATTCCTCAGCGATACCTAGAACTTCGGCTAATACAATACATAAACCAGCTAACCAAAAGTTTCCAGCCATTAATACACCACCGGCAAATATTCTGATTCCACTTTTTGCAAGACTCACATAAAAGTGTCCTTTGCTGGTATCTTTAGGCTGTATGTTCATTTATGTTCTTTCTTTAGTTCTTGAGGTTCTGCAAATCTTACGTTCGGGTCTATTATTTTGTAGATTCCCACAGGCTTCCAATATTTGTGTACAAGATTATTAATAATTAAAATAGCGATTACCCATACTATTGCGGCTAACATAGTTAAAATACTACTGGCTAAAAACATAGCCGCATGGTCCATATTCATTGTTTTAATCCTTTTTCTACTTCTGCGGCTACTACACGATTCCGCAATTCTGTTGTTGAAAAACTGTGTTGGCGCCTGTTGAAATAAAATTCAATTCCTTTAGCAATACATTCGTACTTTCCAGTGAATTCTTTTTCTTGATATTCATCTCCTAATATTCTAACAGTAATAGGATAAGAAAGCAAGATGTCTACTAATTCTTTTTCAGTAGAATAGGGGATTACTTCGTCGATATACTTGCAGGCTTTAAGTTGTACGAATCTTTCAAATACACTTTGTACAGGCTTGTTTTTTTCTGTCGGTCTATCTATAGTAGGATCTGTTTGTAAACCTACAATGAGATAGTCGCATTGTTTTTTGGCTTCTTCTAACATCAAAAGATGTCCGGCATGAAACAGATCAAAGGTTGAGCAGGTAAATCCTATCTTCATAGGATATCCATTTCCGGCGAGATCCATCCATTACCGTTATCTTTAGAAACAAAAGGTTTTAAGTTAGGAGGTTCCCAGCCCAATGGTTTGAGAACTTTACCATCTTCACGTTTACGAACTTTGCCTGTTTCTTTGTCAATCTTGGCAAAGTTAGTACGCATTACTTCTTTCCAGGCGCCTTCAGCGTCTGCACCCATAGAATGAATAGTGCCGATGGTAACAACAAGAATATCTATTAGTGCATCTAACGTTTCTACTTTGTCATTATTATCAACAGCTACGGCTAATTCTCTATGTTCTTCTTGAATGAGTTTAAGATACATATTGAATTGATCTTGATTGAATGTGTCGGTGCTTTGATCACAGGCTCTCATGAACTTTTCTTGATCTCTAAAAGCATTGGTCATTTGATTTCCTTAGGACTTTAGAATGTTAATAATACGCTTCTTTTCTTGTTCTTGCAACCAGTCTTTTTCCAACTGGCCGAAATCAGGAGCATCGTTTATTGATTGGTCTATGATATTTTTAAGAATGTATAATTCTTTTTTGAATTCAAAAGAAGTGAAACCGTCGTTATATGCACTGTTACATTCTCTTGATAGGGAATGTATCTGGTTGACTATGTCAGCCAAATCCCAACTCTTTTTTAATCCCATTATTTTATAAAATCTTCTGGGCGTATAGTTGTACTGGATCCGTGACCAAATTCTTGTCCTATGTAGGCATCATTGGGTCTTTCGTCAGCAACGGCTAGAATACTAGAAACTTCTACCTTTTGAATCTCTTTCTCACTGTCACCGTCGTTGATTTTTATTTTTCTGGTCCAACGACCGTGTTCTATCAAGATCCATTGACCTTCTTTGATATCTTCTTGCTTGGGACCTACTTTGTATACTTTACCCCATCTAGGTTTAACACCGTGAGCCTTACCGTCATCGCTTAGAATTACGATACCACCCATAGTTGTTTGTTCTCCCAGATCCATATCTGTGATGATTACGTCATCGTGTAACGCACGAATTTTTATATGTTTTACATCGTAGGCAGTGACCATAATTACCTCTTGTTACCTCGAGATCCCAATTCTTCTTTGATTGCTCTAGGATTATTTTTATAATAATCTTGTAGAATTTCTTCTCTAGTTTTAACGACTTTACCACCGGTTCCGATGATATCCCCGCGAGCATTCATTTTAGCATTTCCTACAGCAGGTTCTTTTTCATTTTTAAGAGCTAGCTTTTCTAGATCAACTTCTTTGCCTCGCATACTTGTGTATGATTTACCCATTTTATATCTCCTTGAAGAATTCTTCTATTGGTAATTTGTATTTAACACTGTCTATCCTGTGTACCCCTATCAAATAGAGTACATAACTAGCTACGCTCGAACCTCGCCCTACACCCCAGACTATATTGTTAGCACGAAGTGTGTCAACTATATATTTCATAGTTTTTAACATAGGAATCATATTGTATTTGGCAAATAATCTAAGTTCTTCAACTACTCGTTCTTTAGTTTCAGGAGTAGGGCAACGTTGGTATAACCAATCTAAAATATCCATCGTTTGGTATTTCTCTGGAATAAACCAATTTGATGGATCGATACTAGCTGGAGGGATTGGATAACTTAAATGCTCTTGATATACTCGATCTATATATTTCTCGAGATCGTCAGAACAGAGACAATGGTCTAGGATTTCTGGACCATGTTTTAGTATGCCTTTGATTAATTGTTCTTCAGTGTTAATTTCAGTCCACATTAATTAGTTGATCCAAGTCAGTATCAGTTTGTCCTTGATTTTTTCTAAGATATCTCTTAGACATCTCTTCTCTATATATTGTAACAAACGTACCTAATTGTGTCAACAGGTCAGTCTTACCTAATCTTGCTGCTGCGTGGTATTTTTTGGTAACTTCTAACAGCTTAGATTCTACTTCAGAATCCTTTAGATCGGATAAGTCATTGACAAATGGATGAAACATATTAACTAAAGCTACCTAGATAATTTAGGAAAATATTATCAGAATCGTGTTGCCAAACTTCTATAATTACAGGATTGGTTTTTGATGTTAATGTAATTTGAGGACTAGCACCTACTACCGGAAAAGTAGCATTTTTCTTAAAAACAGTACCGCCTTCTGTGGTAAAGATAATCGTTTTATTTTCCGTGGCTGCTGTATCCAAATATATCTCTAAGGTTATCTTGCCAACTCCTGATACAACATTAGTATCTGGATCGTCTAAGGTAGGAAAATTTCTAAATACTAGATTTGAGTTTTCTTGTATACTTACAATTTGATATTGTCCTTGCTCAAAATCTATTTCCCTATTAGCTGATGTTACAACTATCTGTCGTTTTCTAGTGATAAAATTTTGAGTATAAGCTTCATTTAAGAGTTTATAGTTAAAGCTATTGTCAGTGTCTGTCTTAGCTGTATTTTCTAGTAAGTCAGACAGCTCTCTATTAGCTTCGTAGAGTCCGTTATAAATGGTATCAAAGTTATCTCTAAATGTCTGTGTGTCGTTGTCCTGTCCTGCTACAGGAAAGTTCACATCAATATTATAAATGACTCTGCTGGTTGTTAGTCTTTCTGTCATGGTAATTTTTCTCCGCGTTGTGGGAACGCAAGGTATTTATTCTCTATCTCACCCTCTAAAACGTCAATTAGATAACGATCAGCTGTGAAATCTATTTTTTTGAAATCAAAGCCATTGGCTTTAATTCTGCTAATAATATAGTCCGCTCTACCCGATTTAGCATAGCAAAGTACTAGAGCTTTTGTATAACCTAGCTCTACCGGTGAAGTAATTTGAGTAGAACGCATCCAAAGAGGTAAAAAATCTCTATCTCGATCTCCAACTGATCTAATTCGCTTCCTCATATTTTTTATTGAATTTGGAAATAACCGCTGATGATCACTGTCGCTGACAAACGGTATGTCGCTGTCTACTTTAATAGCATCATAGCTAATAAGCACTTTGCTGTTTATGTTATCGGGTAAGTTAATAGTGTCGCTGATACTAATTCCGCCTTCTTCAAATTCATCTACAATTTCTACATATATTGCTTCGTAGACAACTTCTTGAGTAGTAGGATCTTTAGCCAGGGCCTTTTTTATTTCACCGAACCTAATCTGTTTTCTATAATGATTTCTGCTCATTGCCTGCACAAACTTTACCGCATCTACACTTTCTATCCCTGCAAACACCAATACTTTTATTTCCGATTGAACTCCGAAATTAGAATCACCGTACCTATAGATATCTTCTATTTTGAAAATATTGGCATCCGTGATAAAGTTAAACCAATTCAATCTATTTAACTTGGACTGCAAAGCGACCATGTATAGGTTGGCAAATGTTTTTTGATTATCGGCTACAACAGTAATAGAAAATTCTTTGATAGATTCGGCGTAATTGGCTGTATCCCTGGCTTTAACTCTGAAAGTAAATTTCTTATCAAAAGTCGTAGTCTCATCATCGAATGTAGTGGTGTAAGCACGTGATCCTGTAGAACTATCTTCGTTGACATTTATACTATCAGTACGTTCGTAGAATCGAGTAAGACCAGTAATGCCGTTGTTTATATCACCGAATTGTCTAACCTTACCAACTATTAACCCAGTACCTAGTAAGTTTAATCCTGGAGGTAAATTGCCGCTGACTAATTCATAGATCGCTAAATTTCCGTATAATAAACTATTTGCTATTAATTGTTTTCTGCTAGGCTGATTAGGTTTAATAGTTCCTAAATCGCCGTCAGTAACCCATTCGATAGCACTTTCTATTTCTCCTATGATATCTATAGTAAATGTTTTTTCTGCTGTAGAAACACCTAATCGCCAGTAGTCTGTCGAAACGTCCGGAATTTGATTTTGATTATCTGAAATAGCCACATAGATAAAACCTTCGTACCTTACAGATTCACCTTCGAAATACGTAGAAGTCCCGTCCCAGTCTCCTTGAAGAGTTGATTCTGTAAGGTCAGCAGGGAAATTTACAGCCAACATTGTGAATTTATAAGTCTTGGTAACTGCTGACTGATAAGGAATCTTACCCGCTAGGTCACCTGATAGACTATCTAATGTTAATCCAGGAGGAAATATACTGTCTGTTTCTTTCTCAGTTACAGTCCAGTAGGACGGACTGGGAGCCGTGAATTTTCCTAGCTGTGTGTTTATTAATTCGTTTGACCAATAGGAGCCTTCTATCGGAGTTTGATTCAAATGATTTGAAATACAAACCCAGGTTAATCTGTTATAAATTACAGCATCCCCTACTTTGTAATTAATGACACTCGACCAATTACCTTTTAGGTTATAAGTGAATTTAGGCAATATGTCTGAAATTTCGTATTTCCCGTCAGTGATGGTTTCCCCAGTTTCTTTTAAGATGTAAGTACCAGGATTAGTATCAGATTTATAATAAACTATAGTTCCAGTGAATTCAGCAGGATCGTATACATCTAAGAAAATTGTTAGATAATTATTAGCCCTTCTACGACCAAGATACCCTGGAGTGATCCATTGAGGTACACGGTCTCCTGCTGAGTCTGCTCTGAATAGATTAGTATCTACTTGAACTATGCTGTTGTCTGCTCTAAGAAATTCTTCAGTTACTACATAAATTTTAAAAAGTCTTCGAATTTCATTGCGCCCATCTGTTGCAGAAACTACAAAAGCGTATGGTCGACTGATACGTCTTGGAGCTCTAACTGGTTCATTATAATCAAAAGTTACGGCATCATAAAAGTAACTATCAAATCCGTTAGACCTAGCTTGGGGAACATCTAACGGTAGCACATCAAATGCGCTGGTATCGTAGGCGCCTGTAGGGTTTTCGCTATATTCTACAGCGAAGATAGGATCAGTAAATCCGTATATTCTTCCTTCAGCGGTAAGAGTCAATCCGGGAGGTAGTTCCCCACCATTAGGAATTAGATAGTATTCTAAGCTATCTCCGGCTATTTCGTCAGTGTCTCTGGCTTCTAATTGAAAATCAATATAGCTGTTATCTAAAGCATAGTAAGCTTCGCCTTGTCCAACCTGTAGAAATCCTTCCTCAGTAATCCATCGGGGTGCGTCTGAGCCATCTATAGATATAGAAAATGTTCTATCTTCAAGATCGGAAGAATCTCTAGCTCTGATTACAAATCTACTTTCTGTAAATTTTCTTACTTCTGTGGGAGTTCCAACAATAGCAGATCCGCTAAGTCGTAGACCTCGTGGCAATGATCCTGAAATCACTTCAAACGATACAGCTCCAACATCTGATGATGCCTGTAATTGTACAGATATTGTCTGTCGTTCTTGAAAAGTTCCTAAACTGCCAGCTGCCGTTGTCCAGGATATGGTCATTAATACTCCTTAGATCAACGGTGCTGCGACCGTTCCGAAATCTACAGATATCCTACTAGGAATTGGAACAGTTCCGAAATCAATATTAGATGCAGATAAATTAAATTGCACGACACTGTCGTAGTCGTTGGACACTGGTCCAAAATCAACATTTCTTAAAATGTTAGTTACTGGTAAGTCAGTATCTATAGTGATAACATTGTTTGCAGCGGTAACACTTATATTATTACCACCTTGCATGGTTAAAACTGTGTTTGCCGAGACGCTAGTTCCGCTAGGTACTGCAGATGCTATACCGCTTTCAGTTATAACTTTGGTAAATGCATCTGGAGTGTTATTTGAAATTACAACAGTATCTGAAGTTGATGAAAGTAAGATCTTGTTATTTCCAGCAATTAATTTTTTAAATTCTAGATTAAGACCATTCTTTTGTTTAAAAATGCCTTCACCGTTTACAGTTTCTGGTATGTTTTTTCCTGTAACCGATAGTTCTGCATCTAATGACGAGAAGTTTGCATTGACCTTTTGAAACGCTGACCGTAGATCATCGCCTAGGCCATCATTTACCACGTTTCCGATATTAATTGTTTGTATAGTCATAACACGCTCTCTTTAGTATATTTACCCTATTGTATTATCTTACCCAATACCAAATAACGCCCGGGCTACCGCCATCTTGGATTGTGGCCAACCACGGTGCTGGTTCCCATCCGCCACACGAGATCAATGTTCCCCACCAACCGCCACGGAATCCATCTGTGGTCAACCAACCGTGATTGATACCAATGCCTACCCAAGGCATACGTGCTTCCATAGCATCGTAATGATAATCCCACGTTTTATCATTGTAACCAAAGCGAGCTAGTTCTGTAATGTTCTTGCGCCAGCCAGGTGTACCTAAATGTTCATCACCCATGTCAGCACTTTCATGAGTTTGAGTAAATGAGTATGCTTCGTTGGCAGTCCAAGCACCGCCCAGTGATCCGTGTTCGCGAGCAGTGATCATAAAATCAAATCCTGTCTCTGCACGTTTGATCTTGTTAGCCCAACTTAATATGCTGTAGTTTTGTTCAACTGAACGATTGTTGTATGCAGCCAGTTGAGTAGGGCAAGTGGTAGCGTTGCGACTAAACACTTGTTCTTCTGTCCAGTTACTAATAGAATTTTGTAAAATCAATGTCCAACCACCACCAAGTGTAGTCATATCACAATAGACTTGGAACGGATCGCCATTATTGATTGCGTCATTCTGTATCCAGTATACACTATCTTCACTGTCCGGGTAGTCTTGTTTGATCTGCCACGCACTAGTGCTGTATTCTTCTCTAGTCTTGCCGTTAGGTACGCCTAATGCTTGATTACGTGCTATAAGTTCTGCCTTTTCACGTGCTAGAATAGTCTGTTCTTCTGTGCGTATTGCGGCAACTAATGCTGTACGATCAGTAATGCTTAATGTTTCGTAATAATCTAAAACAGTTTCGTTGTCTACAACTGCGTCAGTGTTGTTGATGGTATCCGCATTTTGCAAAGAGTCGTGTAGCGTATCAAAGTTTTCATTGACAGTATTGATAACTTCGACTAGTGGATTAGCAGGATGTAAATCTTTTAGTTCTAATTTCTTAAATGTCATAGGATTCTCAAAGTTTTCGTTAACCGTATTAATAACTTCAACTAACGGATTAGCAGGATGTAAGTCGTAGAGTTCTATTTTCTTAACGGACACAGTATTTCCTTTTACCAGCTAGTGCCAGTCCACGCTACACGGACCCAAATGTCAGTGGTGTTATTAACGTAGTTTTGTTTACAATAGTATATGTACGGGTCAGTGAATACCACCATTCCTTCTAGGTCTCCGGCAGCACCATAACTGTGTTCTGGCACAGTTCCATTGGGGAATATCATCCTGCCGTCAGGAGAAAATGTAAAAGTAGTACTGCCTAAAAGTGTTTGTGCAATAATCTCGGTAGTACCGTCGGAATTTATTAAAATTCCTCCTAGCGGCTCGAGTAATGGGCCATCTGCACCGGCGGCTCTCAACTGTATATATTTGTTAGAGGCACCCCAGATATTGGTATTACCAGCGACATCGCTTTCTACTCGGACTCCGCTAGGAAATGTTAGACTACCGTCATTGTCATCAAAGTGCCAAGGATACGATGGTGTGCCTATCGTAAGTATTCCGCCGGAAGCCGGCGAAAGACCAAGACCACCGGAAGTTGATATAACACTACCGCCTGGGAGTGTCAGTCCACCGTAACTATCAAATGTCCAAGACTTTAGTGTAGTTAGTGCATTAGTATTAACCACAACAGAGTCAGATGATGTAATTGCCACGGCTCCATTAGCAGATGCTATTTCAGCGCCTTGGATAATGATATTTTCACCAGATGCTACTGTTGGAAAAGTCACATATGGATTAGCACCACCAGTTAATACTACCTCCTTAGCACCAACTGCTAATTTATCAGTTGAAGAAACTAATGTGCCGTTGACTGTTAATTGCCCGCTACCGTTTACACTTAGGGGAGTTTCACCTAGATAGATAGTGTTGTTGCTGACATATAAACTCTTCCAAGGTTTAGCAGCACTACCTAAGTTACCACCGAGAGCAGTCTGTGGAACAACATCCCCGCCTACATTTAAGTCGCTAGTAACAGTAACAGCCTGGTCAATGGTGATCGCTGAACTGTCTGTGGTGCTGATAGTGCTGCCGGTAAATTCAAATGCGCCAATATTTAAAGGAGCAACATCTAATCCTAGTGCTGTATAAAGTTCAGTGAAGTTGGCATTTACTTTTTGGAACGCAGCACGTAGGCTATCACCTTGTTTATCATTTGATGTTATGCCTACGTTAATTGTTTGCTTAGTCATTTATACGCCCCTTATGCCAACGCTGCTATTGCTGATTGGAATGCAGCATAACTGCCAGCTGCCGCCACCAATACTTTTAATTCTGCTATACTAATCGCAGCACCAGTTTGATACCTAGAATCGGGGAATTGAATTTGACCGTTAGTATCAAACACCCATTCTTTCTGTGTTGGTCCAACTCCAGTAACAACTCCCACAACTCGATTTGATGTTAATGTAACTGATTCTGTTCCAGCCCCAGAATATATAGAAATGCCAGTGTCTTTAGCCCAGTTGGAGTAAATGTTTAGCTCTTCGTTAACACCTTCTATTTCTGCAATAGCTAATCTTTTCTCAAGAATTAAATTATCTTTGAGTGTGATATTACCGTCAACTGTGATTGAAGTTTGGAATATAACTGGACTGTCAAACTGGATGGCACTGGAATCACTAGTCGAAACAGTGCTGCCTATAAATTCCAATACACTGCTTGAAAATAGTTCGCTGGTAGCTGTGTCATACATCAATGGTCGACCGTTGCCGGACGATCGTATTGGATTAACAAAGAATCCTGCAGCCGCAGCTTCTACTGCAACACCGCTGGCATTAAGTACAATTGAACTGGCATTTTGATTAGTAAAGCCTGCTCGGTATCCAATAGCGATTGAGTAGGCACCTTGATTAGTTTGACCAGCACTCCATCCTATGGCCACTGCTGAAGTACCTTGTGTAATCTGTGCAGCGGTATAACCTAGTGCAATTGAACCTGCGCCCTGAGTAGTTTGACCAGCAGTATAACCCATAGCAATTGAATTACTTCCTTGCGTATTATAACCTGCTGTAGGACCAATAGCTATTGATTGCGAGCCTTGTGATATTTCTCCAGCAATGTGTCCTATTGCTACTCCGTAGGTACCCTGCGAAGTTTTACCAGCTTCAAATCCAATAGCCACTGCACCTTGGCCTTGCGTAGTTGTGCCAGCCTGATAACCAATTGCTGTTGCCCATTGTCCTTGTGTAGCACTTCCTGCAAGATAGCCAACAGCTACAGCTAATGTCCCTTGTGTGGTTTTCCCTGCTTCTTGACCAATAGCTATTGAATACGTACTTTGGGAAGTTTTGCCAGCATCACTACCTAATGCAATTTGAGATTCTACTGTTCGTAGTGTTGTGGCTGAAACATTGCCGTAAATGTAATTGCTGACAGCATCAACTAAGATTGAACTGTCATCGCCGAACACTGACCCTTTGAGATCAAAACTTGTAGTAGATGAGATAGTGATCGTATCAGTACCAGGAACAGTAGTGATAAAAATATTTGTACCTGCTGTTAAAGTAAGAGTATCTTCACGAACCTCAGCAACCACAGAACTTTGTCCAGTGACTGCTATAGTTCTAAAACCAAACGTGTCCGGTAAATCGTTAGTAATCGTTACAGCACCTGTGCCTCCTACTGGACTGATTGAAATACCTGTACCTGCTGCGATACTGGTTACTCCTAGGTTAGTCAGTGTTACCTGACCCCTACCACCTGTTAGTGTTCCGCTAATTCCTATCTGTCCTGCAGTACCTACAAGCTGTGTGACACCTAAATTAGTTAATGTAACATTACCTTTGCCAGTACCGCTAACTCCTATTTCATTAGCAGTGCCGTTAAGTTGCGTTACACCATTGTTAACAAACGTAACAGTATCTGTTGTGGCGTTGGTTGTGATATTGATATCTGTGCCAGCAAATGTAACGGTATCAGTGTAGTTGTCTGCTGATACAGTAGTTTGACCGCTGACCGCGATGTTTTTAAAACTTGCTTCTGCAGGATTTTTTATTAATTCGCCGCCCACAGTTGATCCTGCAGGAAGATTTACAGCAGCGCCATCTGGGCTAAAAACCACTGCTCCACCTATATCGATACCGTCTGTGGTAAGATACAGTGCTTTCCATCTGTTGTCACTAGATCCTAGAAAAAATGCTCCTGATGTATTTGGACTTAAGTTACCTGCTAGGTTTTCTAAATCTACAGCACCGGAACTACCGCCGGATATAGTCAAATATAGTTCAGTGAAATTTGCATTAATTTTATCAAATGCATCGCTGACAGAGCTCCACAGTATAGGAGCCGAACCAGGAGTTATATTTTGTTGTGCCATTATGCTCTCCCTACAGCAAGTTCAATAGTTCCAATATGATCACTGTCATAATCTGCTAGTGCCTTACCTAAAATTGTTCCTGATGATGCAGAGCCTTTGGCAGAAACAGCCACCCCTGGAATATTGCTAGTTACCATTAAATCTCCTTTGTTGACTTTGCCCACTACTTTGCAAGGAACTCGACCTTGTAACGCAATTAAATTTTTGTATCCAGGACAAGCACCGTTCATCACGTACCCTGCATTGTCGCTGATGATACCCGCTACTCTATGATCTCTTTCTTTGGTAGATACTGTAACTTCTTTGTCACCGCCAAACACCAGTACTGTTCCTACTTCATATTCTCGATCACCTTCGTAATATTCTGCTAAGTCAGCGGAATATGTTGCTTGGAATCTCGCACCAGCGTTCAAAGTCCATGTTCCCGAAACTGTAGCAGTTGATCCCGTATTACCTGCAGATAAAGAATAAACACTTACTGTACCTGTAGAAGTAACGTTTCCGCAAGTTATAGGAGCATTCGATAAACCGTTTTGAGTATAGAAAATATGTGATTCATTGTAATACAGAGTCTTTTTGTCTACAGAAGCACTACCATCGCCTACGAATATAGCACCTACTGACGAACCAGAACCGTTGTATCCATATATCTGTGTGAATCCTCCTGTGCCGGCAGCAGTTAGATCTAGAATTGTTTGAGCAACAGGAGTCGCAGCATCGTTGTTTAATAGCAATCTGTTTGCAGTAACATCTGCGAATGCGATATTTCCCCCTGCGTTTCTCACAGCTA